GCAGTAGCAACGTCTGAAGAACAGATTACTACGTTACCCTTACCACGACGAGTCTCTTTAGCGATTACGTTACACTCACGATCGAGTTGAACGAGCAGACCCTTGAACTTCTCAACTGCCCAACGACCGTCGGCATCAGTTGACAGGTCAAATACACCGTCTACAGAAGTGTTTGCTTGCAGAGCACCAGTCTTTGCTTGACTGTTGATCGTACGGATAACTTCACGGTTGATTTCCGCAAGGATTTCCGCAGACAGGATGTTAGCAAGTTCTGCTTCAGCGTCAAGACCGTGGATTGCCTTCAGGTCTTGTGCCAGTTCGATGGTGTACTCTGCCTTCAGTGCACGTGAAACCGCAGTTACCGTGCTCTTTTCGATGGTGAAACCCATCTCAGCAAAGTCGCTACCAGAGTTACCCAGTGCTTCTGCGTCAGCAGTAGGCATACCAGTACCGAAGTCAGTGACGTTACGGTTGGTATCGATGGGAGCAGCAACACTATCCAGACCAGAAGGACCGTTAGCATTGTCTTGAGTAGCAGAAGAGTCACCAGAGTAAGGAGTTACTGCTTCGTTGTGCAGTGCCTCGTCTCCAGCAGTAGCACCACCACGAGTGGATTCGTACTTGCTCTTCATGGCGAAGATCAAACCAGTAGGACCAGACATAGGCTGGACACCACATACGTCGTATGCCATCAGGTTAGGCATAGCACGACGAACGAGAGAAATCAGGACGGGGTCCCAGTTTGCCACGTTGCCAGTGTTGTTGTTAGGGGTTTCGGTCAGGAATGAAGACTGAGCATTCTCAGAAATCATTGCCTTCTCTTGGTTTTCCAATACTGCCGCAGTTACGTTGCGACGATGACGATCAGCGATAGTGCCCGCAGACTCTTCGTTCAGTACGGGACCCCACTTCTCGACCAGATGTTCGAAATTGAGTTCCATTTTACTATCTCCTAAAAATGGGTATTATTGTTGGTTAGTTCGACGAATTGCTGACAGGTAACGATCCATAGTAGGTGCTACTTCGACTTCCTCAACATATGCTTCGGGGTCGTCTGCTTGCTCTTCAAGAACTGTTTCGGTTTGTGCGGTCTGATTGAAGTAAGACTCTTTGACGGTTACTACTTTAGCAGCAAATGACTCTTCGTCTTCGAAGTCAAGGTCGGCACACAGAGATACCATCTTCTCCTGCTGAGTTTCAGCAAGGTCAGCGGTTGCTTCTGCGATGATTGCGGAACGCTTGAGTTCGGTTACTTCTTCGGACAACTTAATTGCGTCGGTAGTGGTCTTGAACAATTGCTCTTCAAGTTCTTCAACCTGATCAGCAAGATCGTCTACAAGATCAATCTTAGACTCGGGCACATCAACGTAAGATTCAACGAACAGATCCTTAAGATTGTTCATGAAACCTTCAGCGATTTCAGTGCGGAGACCTTGATGGATAGCGAGTTTGTTCTCTTCCATCCACTGCTCAACAACGTAGTTAAGGTAGCTGTCTACTTTCTCGACAAACTCTTCTCGCTGCTCGATTAACTCAGCTTCAAGTTTCTCTTCGTAGGCAGTTTCGATCCTGACAATTTCTTCTGCCAGTTTCGTTTTCAATGCTGATTCAAAGATCACGGCAGTCTTGGCTTTAAACTCATCGCTGAGTGTTGCCTCAGATTCGACCAGTGCATCCAAATCTTCAGAGAAGTCTGCTTCAGTCTCGACTTCTGGAACGATGGACTCGACAACCTCTTCCTCTTCGATACCCATGAGTGACTTGTAAGCGCCTTCCAGCTCTTCCTTGCTCATGTCGTTGAGGTGGTTGTACATATCACTGACGATGCCTGCCTTAGACTTTGGCATTGCGTCACTGTTCTTCTTATCTCCCTTACGAGCGGGTGCGGTTTTGCCTGCGTTTGCTGCCTTATCGGTAGCTGCTAGTGCTTTACCTTCTTCACCCTTTTTGTCGTAGGACATATCAGGGGTTGCGTCCTCTGATACTTCTACTTCCTGCTCATCGAGGAGGTCAAAATTTTCTTCTGACATATTTTTCTCCTTGATCAAAAGTTTTGCTTCTTAAGTGATGAGAGGAAATTCTTATACTCTCGTACCTGAGGTGCATAAGCACCCTTAACAATACGGGGAGGTTCTTCGAATTCAGTCTCTTCTATATCTTCACATATTTCTTGAGCTGTTAGGATTCCATTACTCCAGACCCACTCAACACCTTCCATGATTCCATTTACGAAAGCTCCTGGTGCTGATGGATCTTGTACGATATCAACCGTACTAAGAGTGAAATCTTCCTTTACATACATGGCATCACCACGCTGCTCAAGACTACCCATTCCACGAGTTGAGACACCAAGATTGACACCACCTTCGAGCAAACCGCGAACGATTTGACCCATAGGAGTTTCCAAAATTCGTGCCTTTCCTACCACATCATTTCCTTCCCAACGGAGATCAGTGATGAGGTGAGAAACTTTGTCGAGGTTGACGGTTGGACCTTCTGGATGGTTCAACTCACCAACTGCTCGACTCTTTGAAACTTGCTTTTCAACGTACTCGTCGACCGCCTTCTCCATAATTTTCTTAGGATAGACACGACCGTTACGATTCTTTTGCTCAGCCTGCATGAACACACCTTCGATAGTGTAGTTCTTCTTGCCTTCCTTACCTTCGGTAATCATGCATTGCAGACTAGTGTCGTTGTATTCGGCGATTAATTTCATTTATAATCCCTTTAGTATCATATCGATACCCCTCTTAGCATCCTTCTCGGATCTAAAGGTATCGAGTTTGTCACCGTCGACGTATGCAGTATATCCCTTTTTATCTTTTACGATGCGAACCTTCATGCGGTTCTTCGTAGCAGAATATACTTCCTCGCCACCCGACGGTTTTTGTTTTCTAATTTCTGCGAGCGTTTTCATTCTATTATTTATACAATTTCATTTCGCAATGTCGTTATTTGTAGTCATTTCCTTCAATTTAGGAGCGAATTTCTCAACTCCCGTAATACCCAGTCCAAAAATAACAATCATCATTGCGGCATCCAAAAGATTATCATCGATAGTCCAGTTCCAGACTAGATTACCGATGAATGCGACTACGATGAGGACGGCAAATCCGAGAGAGACAAACCTCTTACTAGAGGGTGCTCCTTCGGAGTCTGCCATGATCCCCTTGAAGTAATCAATTATCTTCTGCATCTTCCTCTTCTTCCTCGAAGGCAGACTCTACTTCACCTTCAACATCGGTCTCAGTCTCTTCCTCTTCGGATTCGACTTCCTCTTCTGGTTCCTCTTCTTCAGCGGCACCGTTGAAAGTTACGTTTGCGATTCTAACCTTTTCGTTTTCCAGAGCATCATTTACTTTCATACCCATGATGGTATTGAAATGATTTTTGGCAATGTTTAGATTCTTCTGCTGGATTGCTGCCAGCACATCATCAACTGATACTTCGCCTGACTCTGGTACTTCTGCTTCTGCTACTTCACTCATGATTGTCTCCTGTAATCATACTATTGGTCTTGTTTTCTCTCACCCTCGTCCTCTCCACGATCAGGCACATCTACTGGTTGTGCTTGAGGCGGTGGAGGTGGAGCAGGTACTTCTTCTTGCTCTCCCCCAGCATGAGGACCAACGGCATACTCGTCATTTTCGATTTCGCCGTCCATTTGTTTTTGCATTTCTTTTGCTTCCTCATCAGTGAATCGCATGATGTTCTTCATGATCCACTCTTTAGAAACATACTCTCCGACATAGTTCACTGCTTGGTCTACGAGACCGAGTCTTTCTCTCATAACTTCTGCGTCTTTGAGTTCCGTATAATGGTTGTCCATATAATAGTCAACACGGATACGGTTGTGGAACATTTCCACCCAATCTGCTTCAGTGATAACTCCTTTCAGAATCAACTGTTGCTTGAGAATACCAGTGAAGAGTTTGGAGAACCGCATACGAAGTCTAGTAATAAACTTCTGGAACTTAATTTCTTCACGAGTAATCTCAGTAGCACGACCCAGAGAGAATGCTTGCTCCTGCTCTAGTCGTGACACTGGTACATTCAATGCCTGATACACCTTTCTTTGGAAGTATCGAATGTCATCGATCTCTCCTAGGTTAGCACCTCCTGGCAAGGTAGTCACTTCTGTACCACGACCACCCTCTCGACGAGGCAACCAGAAATCGTCTAGCATGGACATATGCTTACGACTGTCCCGCAACTCACCCGTGGATTGGTCATAAACCAACTTGTTACGGTAACGAGTCATAAGACTATTGATATATGCTTCTGCTTTACCCTTCGGCAAGTTACCCGTATCTACATAGAAGATACGTCGTTCAGGTGCTCTTGCCAATCGGTAGATAATCAGACTGTCTTCCATCATGCGTAGTTGATTGATGGGACGTAATGCTTTGTGAAGGTGTGAGCACACCTTACCTCTGTTCTCGTCTAACAATCCAGAAGTCACATAACTTACGGAGTCGTTAGATAGTTTAACTGCTTTGGTGTTGTTTCCGACATTATTCATGACTTTCTTTTTGTCGGATCCGTCACCCTTGTCGTTGAAGATATAGAACTCTTCAACTTTGGTGATCAGAGGAACTTCATTCTGCTCGTCAGACTTCTTTACTTTCTTAACTTTGCGGATCTTTAGAGAGTCGATTACTCGAACTTCTTGTATACCCTTCTTTAGATTAGTCTTATCAACGACCAGATGATGATATAGTCTTCCGTCAACATACCAGTTGCGGAACATATCGTGACATCTCTCATTGAATGAAAGGATGTTCACGATTTTTTCGAATTCTTCTGTTACTCTCTTCTTTACAGATG